GTCACCGCTACGGCAACCAAGTATGGCAACTTTGTCATTCTGAACGAGGAAGTGGATTTATTTAACTTCCCCGGTCAGTTCGACAAGATCATGCAGGTTATCGGCATCAATGCCGGCCAGTCTTTGAATCGGCTTCAAAGAGATATCGGTGAGGACAACGCTACCCTGATCCGCACCAATGGTGCGTCAGATGGTGCGGTCAACACGATTCTCAGTCTGGATTCAGTCAGATTGACCGTGAACACGCTGGATAAGAACTCAGCAATGACGTTTACGCCGATGACTACTGGTGCATTGCAAATCGGCACTTTGCCAATTCAGCCGGCCTTTTGGGGTTTGTGTCATCCTGATGTTGCAATCGATGTCACTGGCCTGACTGGTTTTATCGCAGTTCAGCAATATGCTGGACAAGTAGCAACCGTGATGGGCGAGTTTGGCACTGTTTCGGTCGCCGGCAAGGGCGTCCGGTTTATCTCATCTGAAGATGCTGGTCTTGATGCTGGTGCTGGTGGAACTTCTGGCACCGATGTCAACGAAACATCATCCAATGCCGACCTCTACACCACACTGATCTATGGACAGGACGCCATAGCCTCTGTTGGTTTGGGTCAGCAACACACTGACGGTGTTTATCGAGCCGGCGAAGGTGGTTTGGATGCCGTTGATGTCATCGTCAAGATGCCATCTGCAACAGGCACATCCGATCCATTCAACGAAATATCGACCGTTGCTTGGAAAGCATGGCATACCGGCGCCATCCTCAATGCAGGATGGGTGCGCGGTATCCGCAGTGCTGCAACTGATCTGACATAATGGCTGATTTGTCGGGTCTGGTTTCTGAGGACTCACAAAAACTGCCTGAGCGTTGTTCACGCTCGATGTTATGGAGAATCGCTGATCGAGAGGGTATCGACTACCCTCTCGACGCGATCAAGTCCGTTATGATCGACATTCTGGATGCCCATAAGGTCGATTACACCAAATACTTCAACTGGTTTGCAGTCACCGGCAAAGACCTTCAGGGTATGCCGCACCAAGAGATTTATCCCACCATTCCGGAAGGTAACAGTGACAATAAAGATATCGATTATGGCGGCGAAATGGCGCGGCGCACCGATGATGAACAAGAGGAAGAATCGCCTGATAACACGATGGTCGATGCATTACTCAAGAAGAATGCCGAACTGAGCGAACGGCTGGATAAGCTGGAAATACAAAAGCCGGCCTTACCGCTGAAAAGTCATTTGCGTTGGCAACTGGTTCACATGGCGAAAGCTCGCGGAATAGATTATAAAGACAAGACTGCGGAGGAATTGAGAAGCGCCTTGGAGGAATAATGGCTAAGAAATTGCTCGATGGCGTCAATGAAATTCTGAGGAAAACAGGCTCGCTGGACAGTGATGCCGGCCTTCTGACTACTCTCTCTGATTCAGCCCGACAGACCTATATCGATCTGGCAGTACAGGTCATCAATGAATCGATGGATGAACTGTATTCTCTGCCCGGTCTGTCAAAACCCAAAGTTCTCAAAGAATCGACTATTATCCTTGAGACAGGGGTACAGGATTACGGATTAAAGTCCGACCTGATCACCCTGCGTCGTGAATGGAATATGGTTGATGAAACCAATAACCAGTTCATTACCATTTTAGGGGATGACGGTTATCGTCAATTGACCCTTGCTGATCTTGAGCAGGATGATACCGGCTTGCCACACGCTGCTGCCATTCGTCCGACAGACGGTAGGTTATGGCTGGATCGAGAGCCGACATCAGCAGAAAATGGTCTTGAATATAAATACCGTTATGACAGGGATTTGGAACTCACTGCTGCCTGTGATGAGTTTCCTTTCAAGCCAACAGTTTTCAGAGCTTTGGTTGCCGGTGCTGCTGAGTTATGGAAGCGTGAAAGGCATCAGGAGTTCTCACAAGGCTTGTTTGATGCTCACTTAGGTCGTGCAGCTAGACTTCTCAATCGCACTTCAACCAGAACCTCTTGGATGCCGGCTCATGGCGGCTTCAACGTAACCGATCCGATGTCAAATGACCGCCAAGTTCCGTGATGAAAACGCCGAACTCATCCGGCATGGTGGTGGTCGCAATAGTCGATCGTCTGAGGATCAGATTAACCCGCTAGAGTGTACTGACGGTGAAAACTTCCTGCTTGATCCCGGTAACGGTGAGTTTCGACCAAGACCCCCATTCGACCTGTTAAGCACTGTTCCCAATGGTGGGGAAATCAGGGGCTTTGCCACCTTATTGAAAGCTGATGGCACCGTGACCATGCTGGTTCAGGGTGGTGCCAATGTTTACAAATGGGATGGCTTCATTTTTACTCAGGTCGGTACTGTCAGTGCTACTGCGCAACTCAGAGGTCCGAAAGAATCAATCTGGCAATTAGCCGATAAGGTCTTGATTGCTGATCTGAACCAAATCGACAACATTAAGGAATGGGATGGCACGACTTTTTCAGAGACTTCCTTTTTTGAAGTTGATGGTTCGACCGCATTCCCTAATTTCAAAGCCCGTTATATTCTGGTTGAAAACGAACGTGCCTTTTACGGCAATATCAAAGATGGTGGTGGTGTCTTTGAGCATTTGCTGGTTTCTTCACAGCGCGGCGATTACACAATAGTCTCAAATTCTTTGCGCCCTGCGTCAGCGTTGAGCGAAGCTGATCCGTGGTTTTTACCAGTACCGCAATTAAAACCGATCAATGGTCTGCAATTTGCATTTGGCATATTGGCGGTTTCTCAGGCCAATGGTGCATTTGAAAAACTCACTGGTGCTACTGCCAAAGACTTTGCCTTGGTGAAACTGCATGATGGTTCCGGTGCAGCCGGCAGAGAGTCTGTGGTTTCGACTGGCAACGATATTATCTATGGTGCGCCGGGTCATATTGAATCATTAGAAGCAGTTGATAAATTCGGTGATGTTGAGTTCGATGACCTGTCCTTCAAAATTAAACCCGATATTGAGGATATTGTTTCTTGGACGTTGATTTTCAATCAAAGGCTAAAACGGATTTATTGCTTCCCTTCAGGCAAGACAGAGGCGCATGTGTTGTTTACCGACTTCAAGGGAACTCAGTTATCTCCTTGGTCGAAATACATTACAAAACATCCTTTGGGCTTTCAGCCTTCAGCAACAATGACCTGTCGTGATCCTGTGGATAGTCTGGAATACGTTTTTATGGGCGATTCTTTCGGTAATCTGTATCGGATGGAAGGCACTGGATTGTTAGGTGATAGTGGCACCACCAATATTGCTGCAAGACGGGTATCTAAACTCAATTCAATGCCGGTGGATGCGAAGATGTTCAATGGTAGTGGCTGGATTCAACACCGCAAAAACCTTGCCAATACTGCCAACTTGAAGTTCATATTCTCCGGCGAGCATGTGCATGATGTTCTCAAGACCGTGCCTTTGTCGGCTGTGTCTTTCGATACTGTATATAATGGATCAGAGCATTACGGAGGCGCCCATTATTATTCCCCAACTCACGAAAACAGACTCATCAGAAGAAAGTTTGGTTTCCCGGCTTTTGCCAACCAGTATCAAGTCGAAACGGAAATCGATAGCGTCAACGATTTCGCCATCACGGAAACCGGACTCAGGTACGATTTCGCGGGATAGCAATACCCTTCTGAAGCGAAAACCAAGGGTCAGACAGACTCAGGATTCCGATATGCGTTGGCTATGGGCGGCTTATCGTATGGGGGTGTGGCGGGAACTCATTGCCGATGACCTGAACAAGAATGCCTTTTGCGAACGCATGATCGAGATAATGGCTGCTATCAACTATGACTGGATTATTGAGGCTAAGGGTGATGAAGGCATCCGACCTGTCGGCCTGATACTGGCTTATGCCTTTCCGGACGGTCGCATCATAACCCCGCATGTTTACTGGTTTCCGTGGGCTACGGGTCGAAACAAGATGGAAGGCAGCGCGGTTTATCTCAAGGAAATAGGCAAGCGATTCAAGATATTCTTGCATGTAGATATGGAGAGTGTGCCTTTCTGGAAAAGAATGGTGCAATACCACATACTTCGGCAAGGTTGTAAGGTGACTGAGCATTACGCTAACGGTGATGACAGCATGTTTTTCTACACGGTAGGGCCATGAGTGGCATTTTTGGTAAATCCAGTAGTGAGGAGGCACTTGAGAGGTTTGAGCCGACTTCATTTATTACGCCGGGACATACTGGAAGATTCAGTGGGGATCAATTTTTTCTAAGCAGAACTTCTCAAGGTCGGTCTGCGCTTGATGATCTTGTTGCTGGTTTTGACGCAAGAGCCGCTGAATTTCGTGGTCAAAGAGAACGAGTAAGACCCGGTTTTGGTGAGCTTACTCGCACAAGAGTCGAGGCTATTCGCCAAGCTGGACTAAGAACAGTTGGCAATCTCAGGGAAGAATTATCCAAACGCAGGGTAGCAGGATCGTCATTTGGGCAAGGACAAATAGCTAGTGAAGAAGCCCGGTTTGGTCGGCTTGAAGAACAAACCAGAGCCGAGAGTTTCTTGCAAGAATTAGCACTAACTACCCAACTTATCCAAAAAGAATTTGATTCAACAATAGCAGGATTAGCTACCGTTCTTTCTCAATTAAACATTGAAACAGCTTTAGCCGCTGATTTAAGTAAAGCTGGTGGTGAACAGAGATTGTCAGCACTTGGCGCTACTGGCTCCGCGTCTGCTGCTAGAAGCGAAGGAAATGCAGAATTATTTGCAACTATCGCCACGATTGCAATAGCAGTATTTTCAGACAGAAGATTGAAGAAAAACATCCGTCGCAAGGGAACTGTTAATGGTTATCCTTGGTATTCGTTTGAATATATTTGGGGCGAATTATCGGAAGGTGTTATGTCCGATGAGATTCCTGCTGGATATGTTTACATACATTCATCTGGCTATGATTTAGTCAATTATTCTCAATTGTTAAAGGAATAAGATCATGGCGAATCAAGGTTCTGCTGGTGCAGGTTTTGCAAAAGGTATTACTAGGGGTTTCAATATCGTTAGTGGTATGCGACAACAAAAAGAACTAAAGCAACAAGCAGAAGCCGAAAAAATAGCTGAATCCATAAAGGATTCCCGTGATCAAACTTTGGAAATGGCAAAGATGATACAGGAACAAGCTGTTATTGCCGTGAAAAGTGGCGCAGACCAAGAACAGGTTCAGGCTTTTGCAGATGCTCATTTAGTAACATTGAGCCGACACGGTGTTCTTCTTGAAGAAATACGCACAAGTGGTATTGCTACTGGCGCTGATATGACAGGATTTCCAACTGGCAAAGATTTTGTCAATCAAAATTCATTAGTCTTTGCTACCGTTCTCAGTGGTGCCGGTTTTCAAACGCCAGAACAATTAGGAGAACAAGCCGGTGAGCAAAGAGTTTCAGAAGCCGAAACTATTCTTGGTGCTGCTACTGGTGCTGCTACTGGTGGTGCGCAGCAATTAACCGGGCCACAATCAGAACGATTAGCTGGCGTTGCCGAACGACCACCGTTAATTCAGAATCTTCAACAGACTGCTTTTCAAAAAGGAATTGGTGGGCAAGATGCTGAAAGGGTCGGCAAGATAGAAGAAAGGTCAACGCAAGCGTTTGATACATTAACTCAAACTCAACGTATCAAAATTGGTATCGAGAGTGGTGGATTCAAAACAGGTGCCTTTGGTGATGCACGGTTGTTCCTTGCTGAAGTATTTGCGTTTGCAAACATCACAGATGAAACCGGCTTACTTGGTGATGCAGCAACGGCAGAAAATCTGGATGCTGCCGCAAAAACTCTTGCTGTCGATCAGGCGAAAAAGCTCAGTCGTGTTACCAACATGAGCCTGTCACTTATTATAGATACGGTTCCTAAACTGACACGAACTCCGCAAGGTAACTTGATTATTGCAGAAGTCATGGAACGACAAGCAAAACGCGATATCGAGATTGCGAGGCTTGCTGATTCATATATACGAGATTTCGGTACTTTGCGACCGAAAGATGGAAAATCATTTAATGAAGCAGTTGCAGATTTACACACGAATGACCCGATTATTGATGATGACCTTGAAAAAAGAATGGTCGATGCTGCTAAAGGTGCGAAAACATCGTTTACTCATTTCAGGGATTTCAAAACATTGGATGCACCAAATCCAATACCGCAGGGACTTCCCCCCGGCTCAATCAAGAGAGGCGATAAAGCTGATGGCAGTGAAGTTTGGGAAACACCAGACGGTATATTGGTTGTAGTCAAGAAACAGTAAATGGCAGATCAGCAAACACAAATTGAAGAACCTGTTATTCCTAGCATTTTGCCGGATGCTGAGAACATACGCCCATTAGATGAGAACGAAGAATTTATTCCATTGAATCAACCGGGTCTTACTATCATTCGTCCATTAGGCGAGGGCGAAGAATTTACACCTATTGGCAAGCGCACTACCGGCCAGAAAATTAAAGAACGGTTCTTAGGCACAGATGTTGATGATGAACTGATGGCATCCCGCGCTGCAATGGCAGGTATCGGCGCATTCATAGGTGGGCAGCTTGGCGCTCAACTTAAAGCTCCCGGTCCTCTTGGTGTTGTTATAAACCCGGTCACTGGTATGGCTGTATTTGGCACTGCCGGTGCTGTTGTTGGCGCCCTGTTTCCAGAAGCCGCCCTTGAAACTGGTGAGAAATTGGGGCTTTTAGAACAGGGACTTTCTGCCAAAATCGGCCTTACTCCTGAAGAACTATTGACCGTTGCTGAAGGTGAGGCATTGCTTGAACTATCCACGCTTGGCGGCATTAGTGTGATGCGTCTTAGTGGTCGTGGTTTCACAAGTCTGTTTACAGGACTCACCAAACAAGGTCGAGCATTAGCTGAACGTGCTGCACGTATTGGCATTCCTTTGCTACCAGTTCAAGTTGGCGATCGAATAATTGCAAGGGGTTATGTTGCAGTTATGGGTAAGTTTCCATTCTTCGCCGGCCCAATAAGAAAAGCAGGGAAAAAAACAGAAGCCGGCGCTAAGGCGGCAATCAATGACCAGACTTCACGCATTGGTGTTATCTCTGCATGGAATGATATCTCTGTTCAAATTATGAAAGATGCCGATGAATTGCTGAAAAGGATGAATAAACTTTTCGGTGATCGATATGAAGCCATTTTCAAACGGGCTGATGAGCTTGGTATTACTGTGGCGCCAAGTGCTGTTGTCACCAAAGCTAAAGAAATAACAGGCAAATTAACAGCAGCCGCTAATATTGGTGTTAAAGGAAAACCATTACCGCTTGCCAAGGTTGATAAAAAGGTTGTCGATTTTATAAATAAAAACGTCATACCGATGTCAAAAGAAAGTCCGGGCGGTACGATGCTTGCCAAGCAAACACTGACACAAATGGATGGCTTAGTTACCAAGATCGATCAATTTATTGCCACTCTCAAACCCGGTCAAAAAGCAGTGGCATTGAAATGGATGACGCAAATACGTCAGGCTGTGCAGTTAGATATGAAAACAAATTTACGTGCTGTCGATGCTGAATCAGCAGCGGATATCGCTAGGCGGTTAACGGCACTTGATACAACTTTCAGCCACGCAGTAAGCCAATTGTTTGAGACATCGACTGCGAAGCAATTTGCAAGCGTCAGGAAACGTGGTTTACGTGCAATCGGTTTTGAAGAAGCAACAAGGATACCTGTCGATAAGCTGGCAAGCGTTCTCGTAAAAATGGACAGTCCAATGGCTATTGAGCAGTTATCACGCATTGTATCTTTTGAGACAATGCAACGGATTGCTGCAACGACGATCGATGATGCGTTTAGGGGCGCAGTAAGAACCGATTTAGTAGATGGTATCTTTGATGTCAAACGATTTGCTGCGCAGCTTGGATTGGATAATGCACGATCACCAAGAGCATTGTCTGTCAAGAAATTGCTTGAAAAATCTGGTCATCCAATGACCTTCAAGGATTTGGAGAATTTTGTAGAAATCGCAAGAAAGATGGAGAGTTTGGAAATCCCCAATGTTTCTGCCTTTATTGCGCGTCGTGGCACATTGGGTGGTGTTAAAGCAATCGTTAGTGGACTCGCGCCGGGTATGGCGTTAGCTGGTGGATCGGCAGCAGTAGGATTTACCGCAGGGAATTTGATGGGTATTTTGACTTTCCTTTTTGGGGGTCGCGGTATTTCAAAAGCGATTTCCAATCCCTTGTCTGCCAGAGCCTTCAAGGAAGTTATGAAAGAGGAAGTTAAGGCTGGCGGCAGGACTAAAAAGATAGCTTTTCTGAGGGTGTTGCGCGTTACTATCAACGCATTGCATGAAGATGAAGAAATCACCGACAAGGAAAAATTTGATCTGGAAAGACTATCCAGATTCATTATGTTAGAAATGAACAATGCCGTAGAAAAAAGCAAGGAACTGGTCGAGGGACTACAGAGTGAGTAATCCATACACTTCACAAGCTATCAGTGGCTATAACGCTTCGCCACCACCGGACGATGGTTCTGTCGTTGCTGCCAATGTCTTGAAGTGGTCGAACCACAAAGACAAGCTCGCTGATCCGGTCAAGACCCTAGCTGAAGCAATCAACACTGAAACAATCAACGCATTTGGCAGAGTATTTGGCAATACTCATCTTCTGAAATCTGCCAATTACACGGTTGCCGCTGCCGACATTGGTAAGTTCATCGAAGTGGATGCAAGCGGCGTTACCATTACCTTATTGCCGGTAGTAACGGCAGGTATTGGTTTCCCACTGATTATTTTGAATACCAGTGGTGGTGATGTAACGGTCGCCGCTGACGGTTCAGAAACAATCAGAACATCAGAAGCGGCAGCATCGACCCTCACGCTTAATAGCGGTGATGCAATTGTATTAACTTCCGATGCCGCTGCATGGGTCGGCGTTTTTGCACAACGATCATCGATAGCCAAAAGCAAAAGTGGCACAACCAGCAGAGTTGTTGACACATTATTGGATGATCCTGATTTGGCTGGCTGGTCGATAGGTATTAATCAACCTTACAGCATCGAAGGATTCATACCTGTTTTTCAAAATGGTGGTGATTTCAGATTTCGGTTTACATTAACGAATGCAGCGGTAGAAGAAGATTTACATTATATCGCTAGGGATACGGGCGGCACTGAAGTAAATGACTTCAATACCTCAATCACGGCGACACAAACTCTCACCACTTTGACCGATAATCAAACTTATGGTTTGAACCTTAAAGGTTCTTTCCTCAGTCACGCCACACTTGCTGCGACACTGGATTTTCAGTGGGGGCAAGGCACATCATTTTCTATTGGCACCAATGTAATCAGGGGTGCTTGGATCAAAGTGAGGAAGGTTTAATGCAAACCAACACTATTGTTTATTTATCTGCTAAAGATTGTCCTTACACTTACAAGGGCGTGAATCTTTTTGGCGTCAGAAAGGCAGAACTTCTGAAGGTCGCTAAGTCGTTGAAGGTAGATACTGATATACCGAAGAACGACATGCTGAAAACCATCATCAAAAAGCTGGACATGCTGGATTCTGAAAAGGAACTATCCGACATGATCACCTTGAATATTGATGTGCCTGAACAAACCGGGCTACAAATTTCTTCGACTCTAAACTTCAAGTGAGACTTGGCGAGAAACAGGAACTATTTTCAAAGCTGATCGCACAGCATGTCACGTGGTTGTACTCACAAGGCTACAAGGTGCGGTGGGGTGATACGTTTCGTGATCCGCGCTCGCATGGTGAAGTTGGTGAAAAAGGGCCATACGGCAAGCCTTATTCAATGCACAAAAGCAAATGTGCGACTGATTTGAACTTATTCAAAGGCGGAAAATACATCGAGACAACTGCTGGTCATAAAGTCAGTGGAGAAAAGTGGGAATCCCGGCATCCGTTGTGCTGTTGGGGCGGTCGCTTCGATGACGGCAACCATTACAGCTTAGAACATGAGGGCAGAAAATGAACGCACTCACACAAGCACCATCAACGACAGTCACATGGGCATTTCTCTCAGGTGTTGGCGCATCTATCATTTGGGAATTGCTTGACACGTTCACAGAGATTGAACCGACACTTGGACTGGTATCAGGATCAGCGATTTTTGTCAGCAGTTTTGTCGGCAAGCTGGTCAAAGAAAAACGATACAAGATGACTGAGCGCAAATGAAAAAGATCGGCTTGATCATAGGCGCGATTCTCATGGTGTTGGCCGGCATGAAGGTCAGCAAGTACAAACGCAGGGCAGTCAAGGCCAGCAATGCGCATCAGCAACTATTGGCTGATGGTTCTGCGCAAAGTCTTGAGCTTGCGAAAAAGTTTGATCAACAGGCTAAGGCCAACAATGCCAAAGCGAGACAAGCCGCCGAAGTGACAAGAAAGAGACTCGATCAAATAGGGAAATCAGATGCGGATATTGCTACTACTGTTTCTGGCTGGAATAAGCGCCGCTTGCAGTAATAATCCAGTCGTTTTGCCGGTTTGGGACTTGGAACCGGCTGAAATAGAGGCTCAAAAGCCTCTGACCCTGCCTGTACTGCCATCTGCCGGGGTTTCAGGTGACTTGGCTACCTTTGGTCAGGCTGAAATGGTGCAACTTGAGCGTTATGTGACGACCTCTGAGGGCAATTATCTGATCGCCCTAGCCAATGCCGAAGCCTTGGAGTCTCAGGCCAAAGCTTACAATGCGCTAATCGAAGCGGGTAAGATGCAGCGCCAAATCGCGGTGATAAGACAGGAAATGTTGGATCAGGAACGTAGTGATCATTTTGTCGATAATATGACTCACAGGATCGTGATATTGGTTGGTGGATTGTTGGTGGTGCTATGAGAAAACGATATGAGCCTGTCAATCTGTTTTGGTGGATTATTGCTGGAATATTCTTGTTGCTGCTTTTGATCGTCAAACAGCCTAAAGCGCAATACCGGGAAATCGAACAAGAAACGGAAGTCATTACTGATGTGACTGTTGCTGGCGACTCATCCCGCGCCTATGGATTCAGTCACGGTTTAGGTGACGTTGATATTAACGACTGCATAGTGTCAAAGCAGTGGGGCAGTATCCTATTGTCCCACCAATACTACAAATACAACATCTGGTGCATGGCGAATCAACTTGACAAAGCAGGTCAGCATGACGCTGCTGCTAAGTTGCGTTGTCAGATTCCGACCATCAAAAAGACTTGGCCTGATCGTTCCACATGCGAGAGCATCATGGATTTAGAGTACGAAGTGATAGAGACTCCTGAACTAACCGAACTGAAAGACAGGGTTGCCCGATATGATAAGGATGATGAAGAAGACCGGGAACAACTTGAAGAACTACAGATCAAAGTCGTTCAGCTTGAGCAACAGATCGAGCAAGCCCCGGCGCCTGTGCTTATGAACGATGAAGTAGAGAAAGCAGCAAGGCGACGCGCCAATTCAAGACAGGCCCTCAAGGGGGAGGAAGAATAATGGACGCCAAGACAATATGGGCGACGATAATCGGTGCTGCTGTCACGCTTCTGGCGACGACCGTTGTTGCCGCGCTGTTGGGTGTATTTAAGGCTGGCTCTGATGCGCTAACCGAGGATCAGATCAAAGAGGTAATGACCGAGGTTCTTGTGACTCCCGAGGGCGTGTCGTTCGGTGCTGAAATTTCCAATATCAATACGCGCCTGACAGCAATCGAGACTACTCTGATATTTCAGCAGCGAGCACTTGAGGCTCTATCGGCTGACTGAGCGCCTCCACACAAGCCTCTATGATTGCGATTTCCATCAACTGATGGAATATTTCGGTGCGCTTTCCATTGGCACTTGCAATAACTCGCCACGATAGGTTATGAATCTGATTTTCTGAGGGCGCCATAATGCGAATCCAATCCATACGCTCCATCAGCGCACCAGCAACCCGCCAGTCTCGGACGAACTGTTCTGCTGTTACATCATTTTCTGATGGTATGGTGTAATACATGCCCTCAATAGGGCAATGTGGATTAAGTATCGCCACCACCGCATCTGCGAGTTCTTTATCGGTCATTAGGTATCCACACCGCGTAGTAAGGCGGATCACCAACACAACCCCATTCCACACCGTTTGCGATCACTGGCTGTCCCGGTGGTTCACACACCCTGCCGACTTCCTGACCTCGCCGGATCATGTCTGCTTGCCTGTTCCACTCCTGCCACACCCAGATCAGCCCCCACAGGGCTATGCCAATGAATACCAGCTTGATGATGGTTGATATTTTCATTTCTCATTTATTCCTTGTTCAACAGAGTCAGAACCGTCGCAAATTTGTTCGACCGTCATTGTTTGAGGTCCGCCATACAATGGCATGGGGAACCACTTCCAGAACGGGTAACGCAGACGGTGGTGAAAACGCCAATACCATCGGGTAGTCCGAAATCCTGTCCCGATGTCCGATGGGTCTGGATGATAAATAAACGTGTCGCCGATTTTCATTTCTGCTCCTTCTGTCTGTCTGGAAGATGCTCCTAATTGATTGATTAGTTTTACTCGTTGTCTTGTCGAAAGCCTGTCATCAGACACGACTTTCCACCGCTGACCTTTACGCTTACCAAGAATCGCCGCGATCGATCCGCGATTGACGCCTGTGTAACGTGAGATTGCACAATCACTCAAGCCTTGTCTTGAAAGTTCTTTTACTCTCACAAGATCGTCAGCCGGCCAACTCATAGGATTATCTTTGCCTTGGCTTCAGCAAGCCGTTTAATGAATTGATCCAAAGCAACTGCAACCAGTTTGGTGTAGTCATCCGGTCGGACTCTTACAAGCAAAGGCTTGTAGCTCGGATGGTAGGAAACAAAGTCAAGCCACTTGCGTTCAGAGAGTAAGAGTCATCTGCACCATATCTAAGTGCAAGTTGAGCCATACCCATTCCGTTTGTAAGCCATGAAGATTGTATGTGAGGAATCAATCCATCAAACATTAGTCTAGAAATTGCAATCATCTTTAATA